ACACTTCAATGCCATCCGACAGGAACACGCTGACATCGACGATGTCAAAGAAGACCTGAACAGATGGGTTGATGAGCAGCCGGAGTTCGTACGCCCAGCGTTCGAACAGGTGCTGAAGACAGGGTCTGCTAAGCAGGTGGTTGAACTACTCAACGCCTACAAGCAGGCAACGGGAAAGACGGGTGCAGCGCCAGAAGTACCAGCCTCGTCAGCGAGTAACGGAGCAGGCAAAAAGCCGCAGCGTACACCACCCTCAGCAGGGGCCAAGCGCGCACTGGCAGCCACTCCAAGCACCAAGCGGAAAGACCCGCCGAGACAAGCGGACCCAGACGATTTTTCATCTGCGTTCGACGAAGCGGCCGGTTCCGTAGGTGGCATCTAACACTTACTGACGACGAGGAATACCAACATGGCTTTAACTGTTTACGGCGACATCACCCCACGCCAAGCGGCGTTCTCTGTGGCTAACCTGCTTACGCGGGCCATGCCTTACATGATGATCGAACGCTTCGGTCAGGCGTACCCTATCCCCCGCAACAACACGAAGATTGCGAAGTTCCGTCGCTACTTCATGGTGGGTGCTACAGGTTCAAACTCTGGCGCTGGCGGCGACTTCAACGTGCCTAAAGCGCTAACCCCCCTGACTGAAGGCGTCACACCCGCTGGCTCCAAGCTTGACAGCAAAGATTACACCGTCGAGATGGAGCAGTACGGTGACTTCCTTGAGTTCTCCGACGTGATCGAAGACACCCACGAAGACATGCCTGCATTGCTTCGTGAAATGACTGACATCCTCGGTGAGCAAGCGGCGCACACTATTGAGACCCTGCGTTTCAACGTGCTGAAGGCCGGCACCAACGTGTTCTACGCCAATGGCGCGGTGCGTACTGCGGTAAATACCTCGATCACTCTGGGTATGCAGCGTCGTATCACCCGCTCCTTGAAGCGTCAGAACGCCAAGCCGATCACCAGCATGGTTAAGTCCACCGTGAACTACAACACTCAGCCCATCGAGTCTGCGTTCATTGCCCTGACCCACCCGGACATCGAGAACGACATCCGTGATCTGGCTGGTTTCATCTCCGTTAAGCAATACGGCGGAAGTGTGACCGCGATGGAAGGCGAGATCGGTTCCGTGGAAGACGTGCGCTACATCCGTTCCACCGTGTTCGAAGCGTTCGAGGACGCTGGCGGCGCCGCGGGCAGCACTGTGTTGTCTACTACTGGCACCTCAGCTGACGTTTACCCCATCCTGTTCTTGGCCCGCGACGCCTACGGCATTGTGCCTCTGCGCGGCCGTGACTCGGTACAGGTTATGGTGGTTAATCCTCAGCCTACCAACGTCGACCCGCTGGCTCAGCGCGGTACCGCTGGTTGGAAGACGTGGAACGCGACTGTGATCCTGCAGGACGCCTTCCTTGTTCGTGCCGAAGTGGCCGCGAGCGTCTAAACAGGAGGCCCCCGGTAACACGGGGGCTAACTTTTATGCACAGCGAAGTGCCGAGGCCCAGCATGGATAACAGTCTGAAGATCGAGGTGGCCGAAAACGGCATCATCCTTGAGTACGATGACCCGAAGATCATGGCCAAGAACCGCGAAGAGGACTCGACCTACGAGGACGCTGAGGTTCGGCTAGTATTCAAAGATGCGAAGGAGGCCATGCCAGAAGCTCAGCGCATACTTAAACTCCTAATGGGCGCAGAGGACTCAGGTGACGAGTTCGGTGCCGCTTTCGATGAGGCAATGAAAGATGAGTGATGACAACGATATTGAAAACGTATTCGGCGGGGAAGTTGAGAAACCGGCACCGGCTCCAGCCAACTTGAAGAAGCCAAGCCCCAAGAAGGCAGCTCCCGTAGCTAGCGGTCCGGCGAAGGTAGAGTACGTCCGCATTAAGCTGGCGCACAGCCGAGACATTCCGCCATCCGGCCTGTACCTTGGCCACAATGGCAAAGGCTACCTGCTGAAGCCCGGCATTGAAGCTGACGTCCCCGATTTTTTGCTCGACGTTCTGGACAACGCGGTAATGAAGAAGCCGGTCACCGGCGCTAACGGCCAAGTAGAGAGCTGGGAAGAACAGCCGCGGTTCATGTATAGTATCATTCGGAAGAAGTAACCGTGGAGAACGCTGGTGACCCTACAAGAGATGCTCGGAGAACTGCGGGGCCCACTGCTTAGAGACGTAAGCGGAGCCCTAAGCACTGACGAGGAAGACCTGTTGTGGACTGACGAGGTCCTTGTTCGTTATATCAACGACGGGTACCAGCGGTTCTGCGAGCGTTCGATGATTCTGGAGGATGCGACTTCCCCAGAGGCCACCCAGATAGTCCTGCAAGAGGGGGTATTGTCTTACCCTTTGCACAAGTCCGTCATTAGCGTGGCCTCCGCTGTGCTTGACGGCAAGGCCCTACGCAAAGCGTCGACTAACCAGTCACAGGGGCACCTGCCAGAAGTCATAGGGTTCGGCCCCGGCATTGTGTCTAGCTACCGCGGCGTGTCAGCGTACCTACCTGACTACAACGTCGGTACGTTCCACGTAGTCGGCACACCGACGGAAGCGGACACCGGTAAGATTATCAACCTGCGGGTTGTACGCCTGCCGCTCGTCCCGCTCACGCTGGACGATGTCGCCGCTTCCCCCGAAATCCCTATGCAGTACCACCTCGACATCCTTGAGTGGGCGGCTTTCCGCGCGCTCAGAAACCACGACAACGACGCCGAGAACATGGCCAAGGCCAGCGCGCATAGCACGCGGTTCGAGCGCGCTGTCGAAGAAGCAAAACGCACCCATGAGAACCGCACCTTTGTCGGGTTTTCGTTCGCCCCTAGCTGGAGGTGGTAATGGCTACTCCCCAAGAAACGCTGCAAGAAATGATCGCCAACATGCGCGGGGGTGGCGCTCAGCCGCCTCGGGCGGGCAGCACCGGAACTATGGGTGGCGGAACCTTCAATGGCAAGCGCATCGCCGGCACCACAGCCCCCGCGGGCGCACAACGCTCGGCGGTCTCGATGAACGGGAACACCAGCATCCGTCAGCCCGGCGTTACTGCTGGCCAGTCGTCTGTGCCCACGGCCAACCCCGCGGGGCGGCTGGCCACGGCTAACCGGTTACTGGACAACCCTGTGCAATCGTCTCGTACCGGCACCGAGGCCAACCTCAACCCTCAAGTGGGTGAGGCGCTTCGTCGTAGCTTGATTGAGCAGCAGCGCCTAAGTGGCCCGACCTACGGCAGCATGGGCGCCTTCGAACGCCGTGACCGCCGTGATGCTAGAACGGCTAACCAAGCAAGCGTGGACAGCGGGCTTGCTGCGCTCCAAGGTATCCGTGAGGGGTCCGTGACTGAGCGCGGTCAGAACATGGCTGCTACCGCTACTCTCGAAGACCGCCAGATGCAGGAGGCCGGTGCGTTTGACCGCACCCTGCTCGGCCTCGACCAGACTATGCTGGAAGGCCAGTTCGGTCTGGCAGACAGGGCTGCGCAGTCGGCCGCCGCGGACCCATACGCCGGGTTCACGCTCGACGTAATGGGCCAGATTGCTAAGGACGCTGACACCAACACCTTGATGGGGCTGGCCAACTTGGGCCGAGGGCAGGGCGCTATGGTCGCACCGACCAACCCGTTCAGTATGGAGAGTGGCCCCACGGGTACCGTCATAACCGGCCCGTCAAGCAAAGAAGCGTTTGTGATGCAGGAGTACCAACGCCTAGGCCCGAACACTCCTGCGGGCCAAGCGTTCCTGACTGGCCAAGGGTACGCCATGGACGAGAACGGCAGGATGAGAACACTGGAAGCAGCCGACGCCGCAGACGCCGGAGCGCGGCAGTCGCAGGAAGCCCTGAAGGCCGCCATCGACTGGAACGCACAGCAAGCAGCGTTCGCTGCCCAGCAAGCGCAGCAGCGTCGGAAAGAGCGGCTGCCTTGGCAGCAGACTTCGTCAGCGCCCTTCGGCGACATGATGTCAATTACCCCCGGCGGAGTTAGATAATGGCGGTTCAACCCCAAGGTAGGTATTTTTCTTCCGACCAACTGGCGCAGATGAGCGAGCGGATTACTGCTGAACGCGCCGCGGGGGTGACCGCTGAGCAGCGCCGCAAAAGTAACCTGCAACGGGCACTCACAGACCAAGAGCTAAACCGCGACCGTACGCTCGGTGAAGTTGCGTCTGACTCCGGGCTAGCCGGCCTTCAGGGCGTTGTTGATCTGGGGTCTGCGGCATACGGTATAGGTAACATTGCGACTGGGGGCGGGCTGGAGGCAGTCACGGGGCTGAGCGATAACTTTGCGCAGACCGGCGGCCTACTGGAAGGCGCGAAGACTAACCAGCTCCAGTATGAAAAAATGATGGCGGGCCAAGCCTTCGAGAACGAGGGCCTTGTTTCCGGCGCCGCGGCGTACCTGTCCAGCCCCGGCCTTATAGCCGACCTTCTCATCCGGTCTGCCCCGTCCATGGCCCCCGCCATTGGCTTCGGCTCGGTGGCTGCGCGTGCTGCGGGCGGTCGTGCCCTTGAGCGTGGGGCAACCTCGCTTACCGCCGGCAAGGCAGCATCGACTGCGGCTGGCCGCGCTGCTACCGGTGCAACCGCGGCGCAGGTAGGCGGGATGTCCTACACTGATGCGTACAACCAAGCTATTAGAGAGGGGCTGTCCGAAGGTGAGGCCACCGCGAAAGCGTACCAGACCGCGGCTATAGTGGCTCCGGCTACTGCGGCTACTATGCTTGTACCGGGCCTCGGCCCCGCCGCTATTGAGGGTCAGGCCATTGCCCGCCTATTTGGCGGTGAAGGCGTTAAAACGGGCGTTCGTGCGGGCGTAGGCGCGATCGGCGGCGTCGGCGAAGCAACTGCTAAAGAGACCGTGCAAGAGACTCTTCAGGGTACCTCCGAGCAGGCGGCGCTTAACCTCGCCAGTGTCGAAAGAAACGTAACGGACAACCTCGGGCAGGCGGCAGTCGTTAGCGCTATCGCCGGCGGCGGCATGGGCCTCGGTGTTGGCCTCGCCCGCGCACCATCCTCCTTGCGTACCGAGCTCGACACGCTGCGCACCGATACTGCTGAAGACTTGGGTGACCCGAGCCTCGGCTTATCTGAGATCGAGAAGAGCGACGCGGAGAAGCAGGGCCTCGACACGCCGGCCTACCTGCGCCGCAACGCACGTAGGCAAGCAGAGGGGTTCGTGCCGGGGGGTAAAGACCTTCTGGGCGGTGACCTGCCCGCGCCACCAGAGTCTGTCGACCTTGCTCCCGCGATACCCTCAGATTTCGTGGATGTCGGGAACGCTACAGGCCAAGGCGTCTTGGAGATCGATGAAGCCGCCCAGCCCCCGCTACCAGAGGTGGGTACCGACGAGTCGTTGACGGCCCAAGAGCTCTTGGAAGCCCAAGACTACTTCAGCGCGCTGGGCTCCACAGGCAACGCTGATGCGCAGTCGCTCATGCCGATCGTCCGCGAGATAGAGACCAACACGGACAACGAGCTGGAAGAGTCTATCCAGATCACGGAGCTGTTCAACCCCCGCGTTAGAGACGCGCTGGATATGGGGGAGCTTACTGAGGACTCCGTAATCCGCGGCGTGGAGTCCCTACGTGCGCAGGGTGTGGTGCCCCCACGGTCAGAGTCGCCAACCACTCAGAAGCTGAGGGAGTCGGTGACTACGCCGCCTACGGGCATTACCGAGGCAGACCTTATAGCCGCCCCGCTGGAGTCAGCGGCTAGCAAAGCGTTCAAAGCGTACCAACGTGGGCTTGCTCAGCGCACCGCCGCCCCACCGCCGGATGCCGCGCCCTCTGGTACCAGCGAGAGCACCAGCCAGACTATTGACCGCGTGCTGGGCATTACCCAGCGTACCGGCGTGCGCCAAGGCGACCTCCTCACTGGCGAGCAGGTCAGCGCACAGCAGCAGTCCAGCGCACAAGAAGCATACATAGCAAGCAGCTTCACCGACAGCGGGCGCGTGGATACCTCGGGCAACCCCATCTACACGCAGTACGATCGCGGCCTGCAGACGCAGGTAGAAGTCCCGTACCAGCAAGTGCAGAGCGAAGCACAAGAGTTCGTCCGCCAGCGCACCGCTGAGCCCGCTTTGCTGTGGAAAGAAACCCTATCGAAAGACTTGGGCCTACCCCCGAATACCGCCCTCCGCGGTAAAGGGTGGACAGCGTTCGCCACCTTGGTAAACGAGGCGGGCCTGCGCCCAACAGACGACAACGTCGCACCCGAACTGGTACAAGTGACTGAGGCGCTGACTCGCCAAGAGCTGCCGCCGTCCAAGTTCATAGAGCGACTGAGCGAGAAGTACGGCCCCGGGTCGGACATCGATCAGTCGCTCGCACCTACTCGCAAGCCGGCCAGCAAGCCGAGCACCAGCGGGAAGCCAAGCACGAAGGCCACCGGTCGGAACTGGAAACAGTATCTGGCTAAGACCCTTGGCCTGAAGCCTACCCAGATGCGCGGCAAGGCGTGGGATACTTTCGACGCCCTAGTCACTGAGCGTGGCATCCGTCCTGATGACGAGGGCGCTGAAGCGTTCTTGCAAGAAGCCTCCGCCGCCATTGATGCGCCACCCGAGTCTGCACCGGCGTTTGCCGCAGCTCTGCGTACCGCCTACCCAGTGGCTGAAGACCTCGAAATTACGGTCCCGACTACGCAGGAAGAGTTCGCTGAGCCCGGCGCGTCCGAGGCTACTCAAGACCTTGAGAGCCTGCCCCAGAGCCCACTGCGTGAGATCGACGGGGAGAAGTTCGAGACACAAGCAGAGCTGGTTGGGTACTTTGTGGACACGTTTGCTGGGTACGCCGACTCGTTAACTAGGGAGTTCTCCAAAGAGCCCACGTTTATCAAGAAAGAACTGGCGGCCTTGTTCAAGAAGATGGTAAACGAGGTGCGCACTCCGCAGGACTTGCCAGCGCTGGTCAAAGCCGTGTATGCGCAGATGCAGTTCCGCGGATTCACACCTATACAACGCCGCAAGTCTTTGTATGAGCCCGTGGCCGCGGTGACCCGCAAGTTCATGGGTGATGCCCTGACCGTGGAAGAACTGAACAACGCCTTCCTGCCGCTCAGCCGTGAGATTCTGGACGACCGCACCAGCACGTTCCCCGATAGGCAGGACACCGGTGTGCTGAGAGAGATCGACGAGTCGTTGACTCGCTACTACGGCGACCGTATTGACATGATGCTGGAAGACCCAGCGAACCCGAACAACACCATTAAGTTCTCTCGCACCGGCGACGGCACAGTGTCTACGGCGGACCCGCTGTCCAGTGGTAAAGTCGACCGTGCGGTTCGCCGCGCTAATGCGTTGGCCGAGTTGGGCGAGAAGCAAATCACCGTGTACGACACGGTCGCTGAGGCTGAAGCTGCGACGGGTACCTCCCTACCCCCAGACACCAACGGCGTGTACTACAACGGCGAGGCGGCGGTTATCCGCGAGAACATCACCACTGTAGAGCAGCTGGCTGACACCATGATGCACGAGCGCGCGCACGGGGGGCTTGAGGGCCTGCTGGGGGCAGAGCGCCTGCGGGCGGTGAACAGCCGGCTGTGGTCTAACCCCGCGCTGCGGTCCCGCATAAAGACCAAGATGGACGCCCTGCAGCTAACCCGCCAAGATGCGGCGGAAGAAGTGCTGGTGGACATGATTGTTGGCCGTGAGACCATGAGCAAGTCTATTTTCTCCAAGATTCGTGCGGCCATAAACCGCACCGCCGAGGCGCTGGTAGGTCAGGCCGGGTACACTTTCACAAACGCGGACATAAACGCGCTGCTACTGGACACTGCGGACTACATGCGCGGCGGGCAGACCTACGCGCAGGGCGAGCCGATAGGCGGCTACGTGAACAAGCTGTCCGAGCTGGAGGCCGCCATCCGTGGCGACGTAATTCCTTCCTCGCCCAAGTTCTCCGTCGCGGGCATAGCGCTGGAGAATGCCACGCGCACCGGCGAGGCCAGCCTAGACGGCATGAAGAAAGCCTCTGCTGCGCTTGGTGACGCTGTCCGTTCGGCCATTAAGGACAAGACGTTCAAGCCACTGGCAGACCTAACGCCGCCGGCGGCGACCCGCCTGAACCAGCACGTCATGGACTTCATGCCCTTGCGTGCGTTGAAGCGCCACTACAAGGGCACCCTAGACGTTGTTAAAATAGACGGAGAGGGTAACGAGACCCGTGTGGATACCGTGGGTACGCACGCCGATTTGGTTCGTAGGAAAGAAACCTCGTTCAACAAGGAACTCCACGAGCTGCGCGACTACGTGTACACCGGTGCAGACGGCAAGAAAGAAACGATGAACACCTCGGCGCAAGTCGTTGCCGAAAGCTGGTCCGAGTTCCGTACTAAGAGCCCGATCAAAGCGCGTGAGCTGGACCAGATGAACAACCGGGCCACCACGTACAAGCTGCACCCAGATCGTAGCTGGGACAAGCAGTCGAAGCTGGACCACACCAAGCTGCCCTACACCGACGCGGAACGCCGCGCTCAGTTCGACAAACTTCGGGCTAACTGGGGTGCTGTGGGTGAGCAGGGCCACACCCTGTACAAGCAGAGCCAAGCCATCTACGTCAAGTCGTGGACAGACCGGTTTAAGGCGCTGGAGGCGGCGATCCTGCGGGAGAGCGGGTTGGAGCGCACACTGGTTGACCCTGACACGGGGCAAGAAGTGCGTAACAAGCAGTGGGTCGCCAAGTGGAAAAGCATTATCGACACCTCTATCCGCAAGTTAGGCGAGGGCCCTTACTCGCCGCTGCAGCGCCACGGTGACTACTTCATTACTGTGCGTGACGAGAGCGGTGGCGTGCTTCACTTCTCTGCCTACGACACGGAGCGGGAAGCGATGATTACCGCCGACCGTCTGCGCGAGTCTCGGACTGACCCCACGATAAAGGTGCAGTACAGCGTCCGTAAGAACTTCGATCAGGCGATGGACGGCATGAACCGCAAGGTTTACGCAAACATGCAGGCGTCGCTGGACTCGGCGTTCCCGGGCACCGATGGTACTGATTCTGCCAGCCGGAACTCTGCCAGAGACGCCTTGAAATCCGTGTACCTGCAGCAGCTTGAGGACTCGAACATCCTGAAGCATGGCATGAAGCGCAAGTTCGTGGATGGCGCCTCACTGGATACGCTACGCGGGTTCACGTCGTACGCGCTGAAGGCTTCTCGTAGCCTGTCGTCGATGCGCTACGACCATCGCATAGAGGACAACATGCGGGACATGGAGCGGGCCATCGACCCCGATGGCTCACCGCAGAAAGTGTCCACCCAGTCAGGCGTGTACGAGGCCGTGCGCCGCCAGCACAAGGCGGCCGTGGACTACGAGTACAGCCGCGTGGCGGACCTCGTTACTCAGACGGGCTTCGTGTACTGGATGACGTCTCCCGCCCAGATGGCATTGAACGCCTCGCAAACAGCGCTGGTTACCGTCCCCAGACTGGCGGCTAAGTACAACGCGGCGGGGGCTGCGAAGGCCATCGCTACCGCTACGGTCAAGTTCATGGGGACCAAACGGTTCCGTGGTATGCACGACCCCGAGTCCACCACGCTCGACCCGAACTCCGCACACTACCGTGTGATGCGAGAGCTGTTTGACCGGGGGGTGCTGGACTTCACGCTCTCACACGACATGAGCGGTCTGGCTAGGGGCGACAGCTTCGGCATGAACTCCAAGAAACGCACCGCCCTGCAGTGGATGAGCACGTTCATGCACAGCTCGGAGGTAGCTAACCGTGAGATAGCGGCATACGCCTCTGTTGAAATGGAGATGCAGCAGCGAGGCATTACGTCCGAGAGCCTTGCCACCATGGACCCAGAGACGCAGCGGAAGACGCTGGACGAGCTGACCGACGTGGCGGAAGAGTTCGTGGATACCACGCAGTTCGACTACAGCCAGTCTAACAAGCCGAAGAACCTGCAACGCCCTGTGGCGCGCATGGTGTTTCAGTTCCAGCAGTTCCGAATCAACATGCTGGCCATGATGGCCACGGACATTAAGCGGGCGTTCAAGGGCGCCAACACGGTCGAAGAAAAAGCGGACCGCCGCGAGGCGTGGCGTGCGCTGGCGTACATGACCGGTGTCCAGCTGGTCACCACCGGCGCCGTTGGCTCCGTGCTGGCGCCTGTTGCGTTCCTGATACTGGACCTGCTCGCAGACGACGACGAACTGCTCAGTTCCCGGGAAGCCTTCGTGCAGTCCGTCCCCCAGTGGATGAGCCAAGGGTTGCTGTCGTTTGGGGTGGACACTGCCCGGTTCGGCTTCGATACCCTGATACCGTTCATCGGCGGGTCGCGCTACATGCCTGTGCAGGAGTCTTCCGACGACAGCCTAGCGTGGCTGGTCACAAACAGCATCGGCCCGTGGGTGGGCCTCGGCCAGAACTTTGCCCGTGGGTGGGATGAATGGGGGTCTGGCGACTTCTGGGGCGGTATGAAGTACTTCTCTCCGAAGCTGTTCTCCGACTCGATTGGCGGTCTGTATAACTGGAACGAGCCGAACATGACCCGAGCCGATGTTCCGTACTACACACCCAGCACGTTCGAGCGACTACTGAACATCTCGGGCCTCAAGTCTGGCGGGCAGGCGGAAGCGCAGTACGATCGTAACGCGGTCTACTCCGGTATGAAGCGGGCCAGCGTTCGTAAGCGCCAGATAGTTGGGTCGTTCAACCTAGCGCGTAACTCAGAAGAGATCAGAGACGCTATGGCGGAGGCGGTAGCCTTCAACGAAGTTAACCCCGAGATACCCATAAAGATGTCGGCGTTCAAGTCCTCGGGCGTGCGCCGCCAAGAGCAAATAGTCAACGCGGAGAACGTAGGGGCACCAATCAGCGGCAGCAGCGACAGCAGCGGCTTGGCGCTGGCCAGACGACTGAGGGAGGGCAACTAATGCCTGTGGCAGAAGTATCACTGAGCGGGTGGGTGAACGGGATTAACAACCTGTCCCCTGCCAACCGTTTGCCCGAGGGATTCGTTCGTGACCTGATGAACCTCGACCCCGTGGGTGGCAACTTCGAGATGCGCACCGGCTACGAGAAAGTCGTGGCGGGTACAGCCTGTCGTGCGGTCATGTCGCTCGGGGATCGAGTGCTGTTCGTGGACGGCACCGGCCTCTTTGAGATGGACCTGTCCACCAACGCTACTCGTACGCTGCGCACGGTGGCAGGGGCGGGGGCAGTAGCCTCGTGCACTCACGCAGGGGAGCTGTTTATATCGACAGCGAACGAGACGCTGCGCTATGACGGGCAGACGCTTCGGGAGTGGGGGGTGCGTGACGTCACGGGTCAGCCGCTGGTGAGTATCACCGGCCGATCATGGGCGATTGCCCGTGGCGAGAAACCCGGCCGCCGCCTGTACGCCATGACTTACACAAACCAGTACGGCGAGGAGGGGGGCACAGTGTCCGCCGCCGACGTGCCGGATGGGGGGTATGCATTCACTATTCCGCCCCTCGCCGCGGGGCTCAAAGCAAACCTGTACGTGTCCCCGCTGAACGGCAGGACGCTTTACCTACAGGGCACCTACGAGGCAGCGGGGACTGTATCGGTTAACCGCCCCGTGGATGACACGCGGAGCCTTGCCACCATGCACATGTACAAGCCGCTGCCCGGGGCGCACCTAGCTTCGTGGCGGGGCGCGCTGCTTATTGCGTATGGCGGGGTACTGCAGGTCACCCACCCGCTCTCCCCGCACCTAGTTTCAAGGGACACAGCGTTCTTCCAGTACCCCCGCGGCATCGAGATGCTACTGGCGGGGGAGCGGTCGGTGTACCTGAGCGCCGACAAGGTGTATCAACTCACCGACCCAGACACCGCTGAGCCTAAACAGTCCACAGTAACTGACTACCCCGCGGTTGCAGGAACAGGTACTATACTACCAGACGGCCGAGCCGTGTGGCTTACGAGGTATGGCATGAGCATAGAAAGCCCAGACGCCCGCGAAGGAATCGTACAACCGAACCGGCAGACGTTTGCGCCGGAGGAAGCTGGGCGGGGCGCCAGCGGTGTTGTGGACAACAACGGCAACGAGATGGTTGTCACCACCCTGAGAGACAGCAGCGGCGCCAACACGCTGGTGGCTCAAGACTACTTTGAAGCGGAGGTTATACGCCCATGACGATCCTCGGGACCGGGCTAGTTTATAAAATAGAGCTCATTAATCACGGCGTGGTTACTGAGTCCAGCATCGAGCACAACATTCTACCCCAGCAGTCGGTGGACCACATCGCCAGCTTGATTCGGGGCGGGGGCGCGACACCGATCTCCGGTTGGTACCTCGGGCTGTTCGAGAACAACTACGTGGCGGACAGCTCAGTCACTGCGGCTGACCTACAGGCCACCGTGGGCGAGTCCACGGCGTACACCCAGACTGCCCGCCTCCCATGGACAAACGCTTACGACGGCGTCGGGTTCATTGGTAACGCGTCCAGCACGGCCGAGTTTGCGATGAACGCCAGCAAGACAATCTACGGTGCGTTCATTGTGTCCAACGCTACTAAGGGCGGAACCGCCGGCATCCTGCTGTCGCTGGCGCGGTTCAGTACGGCCAAGGTGGTCGAAAACGGAACGGTCCTGCGGATCACCGCTGGCCTATCGCTCACTCCTACGAACCCGCTGTGAGGTAAGACATGAACGTATCAGAGTTTTCATCCGAGCAGCTGGTTAAACTGCTGTTCACAAGCGTCGCCCTCGGCACGCGCCCGACCGCTTGGTATGTGGCGCTGCACACCGGTGACCCTACGCTGGATGGTTCGGACAACGAAGTGGCTGACACCAACTACGCGCGCCAGTCTGCGACGTTTGCAGCTGACCAGCCTGTAGTCGACGGCCCGTGGCGTGTACGTAACGCAGCTGATGTTGTGTTCCCCGCCGCAGCCGCCGCGTTCACCGTGACCTATGTGTCTGTGTTCGACGATGTCGCCGGTGGTAACGCCCTTGCTATCTTCCAGCTTCCGTTGTCGCGGGCGGTGGGCGCCAGCGGCGTGTTCTCCATCCCCATCAACGAGCTGGTAATCACAGGAGAGTAATATGTCCACAATAAGCACGGCGTTGCGTAACCACCTAATGACCATCGGCTCGTTCAAGGCCGGTGCGGACGGCAGCGTCCTGAGAATTTACTCCGGCACCCCGCCGGCTACCCCCGACGCTGCAGTACCCGGCGCCGCAGTGCTGCTGTGCTTAGTGTCTGTAAACAGCACTGGCACGGGCCTCACGTTTGAAGCCTCCGCGAACGCGGGGCTGCTACTGAAGTCCGCTGGTGAAGTCTGGTCAGGTGTTAACGCAGCCACAGGTACGGCAGCGTGGTATCGGGTCGTGACGTCTGCAGACGATGGCACCGCCTCCACTTCGGCCGTGCGCATGCAGGGTACCGCGGGGCTTGCCGGAGCGGACCTGAACATGACCAGTGTCAACTTGGTCTCCGGCGCTACGCAGACAGTGGACTACTTCTCGGTGCTGATGCCAGCGTAAAGGGGCCGACGTGACCAACAAGCTGATAAGGCCGGTTACCAAACAGTACATCCCGGGTGTCGCGGCTATACCGCCGACGCCTGCGCGGTGCTACACCCAGACGATAACCCGCACCACGTCGGGGAGCGTGAGCACGACCAGCACGTTTGTCTCCTTGGCCGACGGTGCGAACCAGTCGTTCGGCGGGTTCGCTACTCCAGTGTTCCGGCAGGTCCCGCCCTACACCGACGCGTTTGGTAACTTCGTAACCCGAGAGCTTGTGGGGTGGGACGCCCTTCGGTTCGCCCCGGCCAACCCGGTATATACCGAGAGCACGGAAACGATATGCACGCCAGCGGTGCTCGGCCGGGAAGGCGTGGCGGCCCAGCTTACTCTACAGAACGCCGGCCCCGACTGGCGGGCCTCGGCGCGGAGCATTGAGCGCCGGACGGGGGATGCCACCGCTGCGTTCGACGTAGGCAACAGTCCTCGGATACTTATAGGGTTATCCACCCGTGATACCGGCGCCGACCAGAGCGACGTCCGCATGGGCGTGGCGTTTGTCGCCGCTGGACAGACTACTCAGATTATCCCTATAAACTCGGGGGTGCAGCAGGCAGCTGTGGGCACGTTTACCAACGGTGGCCGCATCGTGCTGTCCCGCGTAGGTGACAGGTTCTTCATACAGTCTGGTGGCACTCTGGTGTACTCCGCCCCCGCGTCAACGCTAGAGCCAGTATACCTAGACGCCATGCTGTACACCTCAAGCGACTTCGTGAACAACCCAGAGTTCAGCACGCCCATTTCAGCCTCGGTGTCAGGGCGCGTTGGTTTTACCGCTGGGCTGAGCACGCGCACCGGTGTACCGCAGTCGCTGGGTTTCGCCGGCGTCGCGGGCACATTGGTTGACGGCATCGCGCGGGTGTCCGTAGCAGGTCGCGTTGGGTACACGGGTGTTGTGCTCACCGCCCTCGGGCAAGAGGCGTCAGTATCCGGGCGGGTCGGATTTACCGGCGTGCTACGCACCGGCGTGGCGTTGCTCGATGGGTCCTACGGCGGCGCCGAGGCGTTTAACTCCGGGCTTACGTCCGCGGCTATTACGGTCGGGCCGCTGAGTACCTTCGCGGCCGACAAGCCGTACACTGCCGGCGCTACCGTCCTCTCCTCCATTGCCGTGGAAGGTAGGACGGGCGAGGTTAGCCAGACCGTCGACGGGGCAGACATTGTGCTCGCCCCACCGGTGAGCTACGCAACGATGCAGACGGGCGGGATTATTACTGGTCAGCTGGTTCTGCAAAGCCTGCGTTCCTTGGCGGCTGACCGACCTTACGCCGGCGCTACCATGACTCTGCCTACGCTCCTTGTGTATGGCGACGACGGGTTCGGCGACCCTAACTACTACGGTCACAACGAGGGGCTGGAACTATCCGCCCCTATGTACACAGACCCTAGCCTGTTCGCCAGTATTTACGAGACGCTGGAACTTGAGACTGAGATGTCTCTGGCCGTGATAGTGTCGGGTACGGTCTTCGAGGGGCTGATACTCGACCCGTCGCTGAGCGTTACAGATTTCCTGTACGCGATGATCGAGTCCGGCGTCAGCCTCAGCAGCGCCACCCAGATGCCCGACCCGTCGGTGGCCCAGTACGCGTTCAACTCGCTTACCGGCGCAGCGACACGGTACTCGGACTTCGGGTTTACCCAGTTCACCAGAGTCGGTGGGGCTACCTACGCGGTTAAGCCCGACGGCCTGTACCGGTTGCGCACCGGTGACGACGACGGCCTACCCCGCTCAGCACTGGTGGACTTCGGTACCATGGCGTTCGGCGCGCAGCAGCGCAAGAACATCGAGACAATGTATCTGGGTATGACGACCGACGGCACCGTGTACGCCAAGCTAAAAGCGGACGGCGGGAACGAGAAGATTTACCACGTCATCCAGCGTGAGCCCACCATGCGCGTGCGCACAGGCAAGGGCCTCACTGCACGTGAGTGGAGCCTGAAGCTGGAAGTAGTGGACGCCACACGAGTAGACTTAGACACTGTGGATTTTGTCGTCGGGGCGTCGGTCAGACGCTGGACGCGGTAACTAACGGGGAGTGACCCATGGCGGATAGCCAACAGACGTACGACAATACCAGCGGGTTCCTGCAGCAGCACGCGAGCGACGCCCTGCGGGAGGCGAGTAACGCCGCCCGGCGGATTTCGGCCCAAATGCCGCCGGCCATGAGCTACCCTCGACCGAACGTAGGCCTGAACAAGCCGGCCATAGAGCCGCCGCTAAAGTTCTCTGACCTGTTCCCCGACGCTGACGGTACCGCAGAAGAGGTGGAGCGGCTGGACGATGAGGTAAATGGGTGGTTGAAAGAGTACTTCCCGTCAATCACCGACTCCCTGAAGGACGTGCCAGACGAGTGGCTGTCTAACATTATCTCGGGGGACAACCCCTTCGGGTTGCACGAGTCCGTGTTTGAGGCGGTGTGGCACAACTCCCGCGACCGCGAAGAGCGAGGGCTCCGGTCGGAGCGTGCGTCGCTGGCGGCAGAGTACTCTGCTCGTGGGTTCTCTATTCCCCCGGGGGCGATGGTAGCCGCTTTGGACAAAGCCAGTCAGCGGGCGTCTGAGGCCGTGCAGGAGGTGAACCGCACGGAGACTATCCGCAACGAAGAGGTCAAGCTGCAGCTTCTGCAGTTCGCTGTGCAGGAAGCTAGCCGGTACAAGATGGCCATTATGTCTTCGCTCGCTGAGTTCTACCGCGTGTGGGTCACCATCCCAGACAAGGACATTGAGCGAGTCCGGGTGCGCGCGCAGGCGTACAGCTCCCTGTACTCCGCGCTGAGCACGTACTACAACGTCGAAATTTCCTTCGAAGAGCTGCGCTTGCGCGCAGAGACCGGCGACGTGGATGCCCAGCTGGCGACAGACCGAAATAAGGTCGCCCTGTTCGCTGCCAACGGCGCGGCGTCTGCGCTCGGTAGCGCAGTGCGCGGCTTCTCCGACATATCCGCCGGCGCCGCAAACGCAGCGGGTTCACTGGTCGCCCAGATCGAGTCGATATGAGCAACATCGTCCGCCGCCAGACCAACACCGCCACCGGCGCGCACTGGCTTCGGCGGACGATGGCTACGGCGTCTAGGCTGGCCAAGAACGCGAAGTGGTTCGGCGTCCAAGATGGATACCTGTTGTGGGCCAAGCGCGTGGGTAAGCAACGTACCGCCTCGGTACTGGACATGCCGCCCCACGTGCGCGTGGTGGGTAACACTGGTGTCGTGCCGGGGCAGCTCCTTGGGTCTCCTCGTGTAAAAGTAGGGGGCAACCGGGACGCGTTTCACCCGGGCATTGGAGCGGACCCTACTCTGGTTACAGTAGAGGACCTAGACGGGGCGCAGTTCCCCACCAGCTTTAGCACCATAAACTTAGGCGCAACTCCCGCGGTGTTTGGGTTGTGGCGGGCGTCGGCCCTGCCCGAGGTCAAGGGGGTGACCAAGCTATGGTACGGTGGGCCTTCGGACTCTGCCGCGCAAGTGGAGGTTTACCCTTTAAGCGCCGCCCGCCCGCTTTACACGAGGGTGGAGTTTCTGGGTCGTGGCGATACCGGCACTGCTATTAACACGCCGGAGTCGTTCGTCACGTCTATTACCGGCGGGTACGTAATGTCTCCGCGGGACATAGTAGACACCGCATTCCAGCTGGCGTACCCGGCGGTAACTCCCCACGCCGCCACAGACTACGACCCGATAGCAGGCACCATAGTAGCGGCCACGCCGGTTACGAAGTCGCTAGCAAAAATCGCGGCAGACACCGGCCAAGACTACGGAAGCGTGGCGGTGTTCTTTACTCGGTCCGTCGACGTCGGCACCGAAGAGTCCGGCACCTCGCTGTACCTGTTCCAGTTCCCGAACCTAGCGGCGTTCCAGCAGACGCTGTGGCGGGGCGAGGAAGAACGTGGGTACACGCCGACGACGGTCGACAGTCAGGCCGTCTTGCACCCCGACGGGTCGACTACGATCTACGGGAGGTTCTACGGGTTTGTGTACGGAACCACCGCGCCCGCTGCGGCAGACTTTGAGCAGATGCTGACGCGCTTTATGCTAAGCATCACACCTGAAGGTCTGGCTTCGTGGGCGGTTCTGAGCTGTGACGTGTCAGGGTCCGATGCGTCTCTGGCTGCACGGAGAATAGGTTCTGCCGCGGGTCAGTTCCGGTGGGTGGAGACGCCAACGGTTTTCTATGGTGGTGGTAGCCCTTGGGCGTTTTGGCCCCAGTACAACATTCCTTCGGACGGGCTAGCGTACAGCCCGTCCTACCGTGGGGGGTACTCTATCCCCACCGACTTTGCGATTGTCATAAACCGCGGGGCGGTAGAGGCGGCGCGCGGGAGGCCCGCTAATATTACGTTGTTCAGGTTTCCCGCCTTACCCACAGTGCTGCTTACCGACGCTACGTGGACGACGCGCGGGTTCTCATACGTAGCATGCCACGTGGATACGGGCGGAGTGTTCGGGGTCAGTTTCTTCGGGTGGGACATAACCACGGAGGAACTGAAGCTGTGCAAATGGGACACCGTCGACGGCTTCGGTATATGGGAAGTGGACCTAGCCCAGATGAACCTGCGGCGCTCAGACAGGCTACCCAGTATAAGTGTCTACCAACGCTGCTCCGTAGTTGACGGGCTAGTGGTGGGCCTGCCCAGCTTTGTGGCAAACTCAGAGTACGCTGGTGGAAACGCCGAGGGCCACATTATAGCTAGGGGCGTGGCGAAATCTATGGGGCTGGTCACGGGGCTGAGCGTATCAGCACTGGGCAACCCACTCCAGACCACCCCGCCCAACAACTTATACGGCGGGTAGGTATGCACCCTGTAGACGTACACGTACTAACCTGTGAGAACACAGTGCCTGCGCTGCTGGACAAGTGCCTAGCGTCGCTCGAAGGGCAGGCGTGCAATGTGTTTGTCGTCGACAACTCAGGTTGTGCTGTGGGTCCGGGCCGGGCTAAAGGCTACGCGCTCGGTAGCGCAGAGTTTGTTTCTTACATAGACTGCGACGACTACGCTACCCCCGCCGCTTTCGCTAAGTTGGCGGAGGCCATGGCTGAGCATCACGCAGTAGTAGCGCTAGAACAAGCGCAGTGGGAAAATGGGTACAAGGTCCCGAGGCCCGTGCGGAACCACGCCCCCATCTGCTACCGCAGGGAAGACGTAGCAAAGTTCCATGAGGCAATGCGCACCTCGCCGTGGTGCTCAGATGCTCTGCTACGTAGGGCGATGCGCCCGGTACAGCTGATGTTCGTAGGACAGGTTAGGCTACACAGGCAGGGGACCGCGTCGTCTAACGTGCGCAACAATATACAACTAGAGGAGCTGAAGCGATGGTCTTCACTGATGGGATGAGCACAGCGCGGCTGTACATGGCGGGGAGCGAGCCGTTCTTCGACTACAACATGCGCCTCGGTATATACCGGGAGAATGACCCCTTTGATGGGCCCACTACTCTGTACCCGCAGTCCCTCAACGCGGAGTTCGGTTTCTTTAGCCTGTCTTGGGTTCGGATGACCAGCGATGACGTAGCTATCGCGTTCGATGGCAGCGTGGGGCAGTGGTACTACGAGGTAGAGTTCGTACTGCTTGACGACGCAGACCAGCTTATCGTGCTCGACCCGTTCGCCCCCGATGAGACCATGTTGATAGACGCTGTAACCTTTAATGAATACAACGCTACGGACGTGGCAGTTGGCGTGTACGTAAACGGCACTTGGGAGCGTCTGGGCGGGTCTGATTACAGCGGGTACATAGACTTCCCGTCGTTCACACTTACTAGCCTAGCTGCCCCAGTCACCGCCGCCTTCTGGACTGCGTTTAACCAGACCAGAGAGGTGGTAGAGTAGCCCCATCCGTGGGGCTGTAGTCCTACCGACTGCTTTCTTGGGCGGCGCCCATTGCTCCACTGGCTATCTCAGCTGCGTTGGCTGAGGTGGCCGCCCCTACGGTGTTACCCAGATCAGGGTGGGCCATGTTAAACACCCACGTCCAGACCTGCGAGGTCTTCCAACCGGTGTCCCTGCCGAGGACCATACGGGTCTCGTCTTTCAGGATGCCACGCTTCTTCAGCTCTGACTTCAGGCGGTTGATGTCGATGTGCCGACTGGCGCAGAAGCTGCGGAAGTAAGCCCGGTCTACATAAGCCACGCTGTGCCACGCCTCGAAGCGTATGCGCAGTTCGTTCCGTGGTTCCTGTGCCACGAACGGAACCTTCCCGTCCACTGGCGCGGTGTTCAGCGTCAGCATCTTATCGAAGTTGCCGTTCAGGAAGTCACCCAGTACGGACACTGAGGTGCGAGTGTTGTCGACGACCGACTCTCTCATGTTGGTTATTGACTGCACAGAGAACGCTGCGATGCGCTCGACGTCCACGTGGGTCAGCCCGATCCTGTTGGTTACTTCGAACGCTGCCAGCACGCAGGCCGGGGCCGCTGCCCAGAACCGCTCGCCGCTGTTAACATCCGCGGTCTCTTCCATGTAGCGGGTCCACTTCTTGATCGACGCCTTCACGCCGTCGAGGTCGTTCATCACGGCTCGTATGAATATCTCCCCCGCCAGACCGAAGTGGTCGTTGATGATGTCCAGTCGCTCGTCGGCTTCGGACTTCTTAATCATGTTGTTGGGCAGGTAGTACTCGAATACACGTACAGACTCAGCGCTCGCGTCCGCCTTGGCCAGTGCCAACCGGCTGTGGAGGCTGGCGTTACTGGTGGTCAGCATCATCGTCTGCCAGCTGCCGTGGTTCTCTTTAGCGCTGCCGTCTTGGTTCAGCCGCTGCCGGCCTTGCCCCTTGGAGATCGCGTAGCACAGGTCCGACAGGTTCTGCTCGTCGAGGTTGGTCACCTCGTCGTAGCATGCCGGCAGGTTCTTCAGCACACCCAGCTTGTTGTAGAAGGCGCGCATGGTGTCGTGCTCCAAGTCTACCCAGCCGTGGGTCTTGTGCCCCCAGATGGAGTTAGCCACCTGCATGACGGACGACTTGCCGCAGCCCTTCTCGCCCACCATCGACACGATCATGCCGTTGAAGTTGGTGAAGCGGAACAGGGGCGCCGCGAAGCCTACACCGATACCAAACAGGAACCCTTCCAGCCCCGGCTTCTCGTACATCTCAACAACCTTGCGCCACTGGGTGACGTCGCCGCGTGGCTCCTGCCAGCTGAGCGTGTTGGCGATGTTCTTGTGTACGTTCACCGGTAGTACGCGGTCCTTCTCAATCACGCGGTCACCCAGTACGAACCGACCGTTGTCTCTCCACCCCAGCTGAGCGTAAATCGTATTGGCTGGGGAGTGCTTCTGCAGTTCCCGTAAGTAGCCGATCATATATTGCACCAGTAGGTCTATCTTGCCGAGGTCGGGCAGAACCCCGATGTCTCCCAGCGTGGTGGAAAGTTTGCGCCTGTCGTATATTGACCCCAGTGGTAGGGGGAAAAGTTCCCACCCATCCTGCGGCAACCAACGGCGCACCTCTACAACGTACCGCCCTTCACGCTCATCATAGATGATCGACTGTGGGTAGATGTCGTAGTCGTAGATGACTTCTTCCAGCTCCACGCCCTCATCGCCTATCAGTTTTATGGCGATCTTGGCGCTCTTACCGTCGGCTGACATCACCCGCTTGAACGGGAACGGGGGGTCAGGCAGCGGCTTATCTTCCATGGCCGTGCTGTTCGCCAGCACTGGGCGCTCGGCAACGGGCGGCGGCGCGGCTAGGTACTCTTGCCCTGTCTGCAACGGCGTGCTTACCTTGCCTGCGTACGGGCACCCTTGGCACCCGCCGGGGTTGTGGTCTTCGAACGTCGCACACAGCGTGGGCCCTATGCCCTGCTCTGTGTGGTGGCTAATCTTCTGGTCAGTCTCGCCCGCAGAGTATTTCGAGTAGCGCTTCGACATGGCGTGGATCGCCTTGTCGCCTTTGTCCGCGTGTCTCAGGCAGCCAACCATGTCGTACCACTGTGGCTCTTCCACGAGCTCAGGGTTCGCTGCTTGCCACGACATCTGGCGACAGCGAGACACAACCTTCCTCGGGTCAGCCGGCGCGTACACGCCACCAGAGAGGCCACCAGCGGCTTCCTCATTTATCTTACTGCTCGCCTGCTGTAAGTGCTCGGGCAAGGCGCCCTTCATAGCCGCCGGCAGGTCGTCAGGGACTGACGCACGTACAGGCTTCGCGTCGGGCAGGTCTATGGCAGCCACCGCGGCGAGGAACTGTTTCAGCGGCACGGCGCTGCGTGTTACTACCAACCGCACTTCTCTGGGCGCGCCGTACTTGTGGTTGAACGTGCCCGGCACCCGCAGCACGCTGGCTACGTCGGCCGTGCGCATGGGGTCGGCCTTCAGGCCCCACTGCTTGGTGGCCTGCTTCAGCTTCTCGGCGTAGTGCGCCCACTGCGCGGCGTCTATCGACTCGCTGAGCATCCAGTACACGTGGAGCCCGCCGCCGCTGTCCACGATGCACGGGTCGGGTAGACCCATGGCGCCGATGAACCCCTTCAGCTGGGTAGCGGCCGTGCGTTGGTCGGGGTAGTGCTTGGCGTTATCCGCCTTGATGTCGAGGTCTAACCAGAACGAAGACACACGCGATATGTTCTCCGCCTTGCGTACCTTCTTCTGCTTGACCTCCTTGACGGACCCTAACGCAAAGTAGACGTCCTTGGTCTGAGAGTGGCGGTCGGCTTCGGCCAGCAGGGCGGGCACGTCGTCGTAGGCGAAGTGCTTGAAATAATGTACGACTTTGTTTTCGTCGTTTGTAAACTGCGCGGGTACCGCCAGAAGGTAGGGTCCCCCCTCCGGCAGAATGGCAGCCAATAGTTCAGAGTTATTCACAGCCGACCTCCTAGTAACTTTGGCGGGGTGGTTTACTTGGTGCTAGCCCGCAAGGTTCTGGAGGTGGTCACGAAGGAAGGCTACCCGGTCGTTGGGAGACAGGCCGTGCATGTGGTTATAGACACCCACCTCTTTGTTCAGGCTGTTGAGTCGGTCGATCTTCAGTTCTACTGACCGCATGATGTGGCTGGCTGGCTTGCGCATACGGCCACCACGTGGGCGGTACCACTCCTTGAGGGAGCCGGGGGATACGTCCAGTACCTTGCCGCCAGCGCTGAAGGACAACTGGGTCTCGGCGTAAAACATCTCCAGTTTGCTTTTGAAATCGACGTGGTCTTGTTCCAATGTTTGCTCAGTGTTGCTCATCTGTGTTCTCCAATGTTAGGGCGTCCTAGCTAGGACGCCCTATAGCTTACCTTAATCGTCCCAACCTTCAAACACAGAATCCACTGCGCTCTTACCAGAGTCTACTTCTGGCTCAGCCTGCTCGTGCTGTTTGGTGGGCGGCGCTTCGGCTTCAGGCTTAGCTTTTGCCTTGGCCCGTGGCTTAGCTTTCGGTGCTGCTTCCGTCGTGGCTGGCTTCTCGCCCCAGTCGTCCAGCGCCTGAGACTTCGCAGCTTCTGCTGCTTCTGCGCGCTCGGCCGCGGCGATCTGCTCTGGGCTCAGCTCGGGCTCAGCGTCAGGCTTAGCGTCAGGCTCGGGCGGCGTGCCTTGGCCCTTCGTCGGTACCTTGTCGCCCACTTCCGCCGCAGCACCTAAGTCGCTCGGTGGTGGATCGGTGATCTCAGAAATCGTGGCCACCTTACGGGCGTCCTCAGAATCAAAGCGCCCGCCGACATGGCCGTACTCCTCGTCAGTGATGTAGCGCATCGGCTTGAACAGCAGCTTCGGGTAGTCCGCGTCGGGGTCAAAGCTGATACGGGTGACCACACCGTTGTACGGTACCGCTGGCGACACCTCGTCCAGCATGCGCAGGTACTGGCCAAACTCGGTCAGTGACGCGCCGGGGATAGACAGCTGGTACATGTCACCGTCGGGACGGCTCTCCGGAACAATCGCAATGCGCTTGCGGTCGTCACAGGCCTTGATTTTCTTGCCGCTCATCTTGCTGATCGCTGAGCCCCACGCGTTCTTCGGGCAGTTCTTGCACCAACGGCTGACCTTGTTCTCCACGTTGGGTGACGGGTGAACGCCGTTGTCGGACCAGCAGTCTGGCATCTGGTCTTCGGCGTTGGGGTCGTAGCTGCCAGAGAAGAATACCTTACTGGCTTCGGGGTTGGATCGCACCATGATGACATCAATGAACGAGTTCTCAAACACCTTAACCTGCTGGCCGCCGACGATCAGGCGGAACCGCGACTGCTTAATGCTGATCCGATTCGGAGACTCGCCTGTTGACGTGCCCTTGGCGGCCGCACGGTTGAGCGCCTTGGCGTCCACCTCTTTCATAAACGCTGGCAGGGTGCCGCTGTTCTGCAGGACGGCGATGCCTTTCTCAGTATTACTCATAATGTCTCCCTCAAGAGCGACGAATGTTGACAGCTACCACTTCTTCCACGGCGAGTCCGGGGGGTGGCGTTGGGTTATCTTTCATCAGCTCCTTCAAGTTGGTAGAGCTGACACGTTTTTGCAACAAATCTATCTGCCCGGATTCACGAATGTAATCACAGAACGCGTTCCAGTCAGGGATAGATACCCGTGAGTTCCTGCTGGTGTAGACGGTTGCCCCGCCAGCGCTGAACTTCTCGTGGCCAGTCTCCAGCATGTGCTGGAGCAGCCAGTTCTCACCGCGTTCGTACTTCTTGCGAAACACTCGGTCGGCTTCTTCGAACTCTTTCTTCAGTTGTGACCGCTGCTCACGCAACGTAAGCATTGCTTGGATGATGTCTGCTGGCTGGGGGCCAGCCTTCTGTTGTTCACTCATACCGTACTCCTCCTAGTGAGATTACATAGTACAACGTGCGACTACCCTACGTCAAGCGGACGTGTTAGCAGCTTTCTTGTATAACTCTAGCACACTGTTCTGCATGTGAGCCTTGTTCTCCAAGGCTTCATAGACCCTCCGCTCCAGCCAGCTGGAACAGATCATGGCCACGGTCATTTTATTTTCTTGGCCGGGCCGGCTCATCCGGTTGTTCGCCTGCTCGAATATCTCCAGAGAAAATATCGGCGCGTACCAGACGGTGGTGTCTGCCCGTGTCAGGGTCAGGCCGTGGGCCGTCGTCTGTGGGTGGGCCACCAGCACGCGGGGTTCGTCAGCGTTCTGGAAGTCACCAAATATTTTCTTGCGCTGCCCGACCGTCGTGGCACCGTTCACCACGGCTACGCTGTGCCCCTTCTTACGGAGGTACTGCGCCACGCCGTTGAGCGCTGCGGTGAACGGCACGAACACCAGCACCTTGTGGCTGGCCTGCTCGACGATCTCGTTGCAGAGTTGCAGCCGGTTACCGCTGTTGATCGTGGTGGCTCCGCCGTTGTTGTCGTACACCTCCCCACAACATACCTGCAATAGCTTGTTCAGTTTGACACCGGCGTTGGCCGCGGTGATCTTCGTGCCGTTGAGGTCCAGCACCAAGTCCTTCTGCATTTCTTTGAACGCGGCCTTCTGCTCCGTGGTCTGCTCGCACTCGTAGTGCTGGAACAACACTGGCGGCAGGTCGATGCAGTCCTCCTTCTTGTAGCGCACCCCCGGCTGAAGCACGGAGTACGCTGTCTCGTAGGCCCCCGGCTTCGGCACCCACTTGAACGGGGTGAGCTGCTGCATCACTTGGGCTTTGAAGTTTGAGAAAAACTTGGGGGCCCCGGGGTTACGCAGCATCCGCCCCAGCGCCCATGCGTCCGTGGGTAGCGTAGGGCAGGGCGTACCGGTGAGCATCCACATCCAGAACACTTCGGAGATGAGGCGGTTCAGGCACTTGCTGCGGTTGGACTGAGCGTTACGGAACGCGGCCGCCTCGTCGATGACCCACAGGTCGAACCCCTTGGCCTTCAGCTCCTTCTCTATGGTCTTCACACCGTCGTGGTTGATGATGTAGAACGGCACGTCCATGTCCAGTAGCTTCAGCCGCCGGGCCTTGTCACCGTGCAGCACAACGCACCGCCGGCTGAACAGGAAGTGGCAATGTAGCTCGTTCTCCCACACAGACATCACCGACTTGGGGCATACGATGATGGCGCGCCGTATCTTACCGATGTCCATGAGGTAGTCCGCAGCCCAGAGTACGGACAGGGTCTTCCCGGTCCCCATATCGTTGAGGCATATCGAGCGCGGGTTCAGCGTGAAGAACGCGCTGGTCTCCCGCTGGTGGGTGAACGGCTTGAACTTCCCCTTCCACTCGTAGAAATAGTTGATGGGTGACGGAGCATTTATGCCAAGGTTGTTCAGCACCTTCGCTTCGTCCAGCCCGTACTTAACTTGAGTCAGCGTGGCGCCGTCCTTCTGCACGACCCGCGAGTTGGGTATGACCTCAGTCACCCGCTCGGGGTTGCGCAGCTTGAGCACAAGCGACTTACTGGGTAGGTGTACCAGCATCGTGTTGCCTTCTGTTATCCGCCGTGTTTTACTGGCCGAGGCTAGACTCAGCCTCATCTGTTGAGCGCCATACCGTTGGCAGGGACGCCTTTTTTATCGCCAGTCATCCAAGTTGTTGAAGTCCCACCGAGTGGGGTCTACCAGCCACTGCTCCAACCACTTCATGTTGGCTTCGTTAATGATGAGCGCTGCACCGCCAGCGGCCAGTATCTCTTCGAGCCGCACCATCTGTAGCGCAGTGGGCTTACCCTTCCCAGCCTTGGCCTCTACCCCCGCGAACTGTCCTCGGTGGCACACCAGTATGTCCGGTGTCCCGTTGCTGGCCATGCCCGTCATCATCGGCATGGTGTAGTAGGCGCCGTAGGTTTTGCACAGCGCCTTGATCTTGTCCTTCACTTTTACTTCTGGTGTCTTGGCCATTAGGTTTCTCCCATGTGGACCGTGCCGCGGATATTTACCCGGTCGAAGGCGCGTACTATCACGGCATCGGGGAACGCTACGGCGAGTTCCCACCCCGAAGGTAGGCGCACTATAGCCCCACTCGCCGTCATGTCCCGCGTCGTTTCGTACTCTGCGTGCACTTCCACATCCGCGCCCCGTACTAGGTTCGTACTGACGTTAACGCACGGGCCTACAGGCTTACCGTCGACGCACATCAGCACCGCCGGCTGCTGGCCTATCGCCATTACCATGCGCAGTTCTTTGAACCCCTCGACCCACTCAGTATTCACCGTACTCCCCCTCCTTCACGAAACTCTCGAACTTATCGGCAACAGGTACGTCGAAGGAGCCCTCCCCTCGCGCGGCTATTCCCGCACGGTACCCCGCTAGGAACCCGCGCTGCAGTTCCGACGTGCCCCAGTAGTAGTGGTCCCACACCTTAGAGGGCATAATCGTCTGCCTCCCCAGCATGTCAGCCGCGCGAACTACCGCCCCCTCTTCGGCTGCCAGTGGGGGCAACTTGTTACCTCGCACCAACCGTGACAGAGCCCGCTTGGCTTGGGTGGAAAGTCGTCTAATATCCATGCTTCCTCCAGAATGTCGTAGCGTTCGTGCCAGTATTTGAGCATGTCAGGCAGCATGTCCCGCGTGTACTCGACTGGCTTATCAATGACGCCGTCCTTGAGCCAGATGAACCCCGCCTTCAGGCGGTTCATGTCGGGGTACAGGATGAATGCGACCAGCGCGTACAGGTGCAGCTGGTCCTTGTCGAACTTGCGCTTTCCCGTTTTATAATCGTAGACCTCACCGTACCCACTGGCGTGCAGCACCACGTCGATCTTGGTGCGGAACCACACGGGGGTCTTGGCCGTCTTCTTAGTGAACCAGCTGACCGCGTGCAGGTCCTTGGTCAGTGCTACCTGCTGCTCGGCCACCAGTTCGCCGCCTATCTTGTCCGCGCGGAACTTCACCGCGTCGAGGAACCGCTGGTACATGGCCATGTTAGACGGCAGTGGCTTACCCACTTTGATGTTATCTTCGAGGGCCTTGTGCACGTCGTCGCCCCACTTCGCCGAGGCGTTCTGTACGTAGGGCACCTCCTTCGTCACGTACTTGGCTTGGTACATCCGAGGGCAGGTGTCGAACGTGTTCATCGCGGAGTAGGACCACGATACTACGGGGGCTTCTTCACTCATGGGGCGGCTCCGGCTTAAAGGCCAGCGCCTCTTCAGATTTATTAAGCGCGTTCAACACGAGCGTCGCGTACTCTTCCTCCATAGCCTCGCACACCCAATTGTATCCTCTGTCCATGACGTCATTGCGGTGGGTGTCCACGATGGTGTAGTCAAAGCAGCAGTGCCCAGAGTCGGAGCACGAGAGTAGCTTGTACCTTGGTTCACTCATGGGGTGGCTCCCGCTCGGGTGGCTTTCGCCAGCACGCTGCCCACGCGGCACAGTGAGGCGTAGTTTTCCTCTGTGTTAGCATCCGCTTGGATTATGTCGGCGGCATCCTGTAGGGCCGTTGTAAGCTCAGCTACTCGCACCTTTAGTTGCTCAAGCTGCTTTTCGGTGTAATAGTTGACGGGTTTGAAGTCAGCACCTGGGCATCGCTTCTTTGCAGTCTCGGCGGAAAGCTCATCTTCAAAGATAGCAAGGCACCCGTCTGTGTTGACCTTTATGTACCGATCGTCTGTGTCAGTTGAGAATAGAACGTAGACGCTTAGAGGTTTTAGGGTGCTCATCATTCCTGCTCCTGCTTTGGAGGGGTTGGGGCATAGGCCAAGAGCATGTCTTGGAAGACGGTTACAGCGACTGTGCGCGGGTCAACACAGTAAGCAGTCTTTAGCGCATGAAGACACTTAACCCCAGCCTCAGCAACGTTCGCGGGGGTAAAGCCAACCTCAATCAGCTTCCACCCTTCCGGCACCACGGTGCTGGGCGGGTGGGTGTAGTAGGTATCCCCAACGTGATTAGACGGTATAAAAGAGCTTCCGTCTGGGTTGCACAAATACACCTGCCCGTAATCGTTAGTGCGTACTGCAACA